TTAGACTCAATAGAGTATAGGAAGTCGGTATCATTATTATTTGAATTAAATGATCTAAAGAACAATCCGTCTGTGCTCGTTGTTAAACCAACTTGTGTTGTTAAACCTATTAAATTTTTTGATTTATTGATAACAAATAGATTTTGTGTCTCACCTGTTTCTGGAATATTAAATGTCGCACTATCACTAGTATGTGATGCAACTATTCGTGTACTTCCACCCTTGGTTAGTGTAACCTCTTGATTTTGCTTAAATGGGTGATTTGGTATAAAGATACTTTGATTTGGTATAGATGTATCAATTGGAACATTACCAATAATTATAGTCGATATTCCACTTTGACCAGATACAGTTCCAATTCCTAATTGCTGAGTTGGATTAAAGAATATCTTATCATCTAAATTTGATTCAAAGTATGGTGTGGTGAGTGGAACTGAGAATTTATTAGATATTTCAATTAATTCTGTTGATGCTGTATGAATACCTGCTGTATGTTCAGTAACTGCACGAATTACTCTTCTATCTGGAAATACATTTAATAAAGATAATCTAGCAGTTCCAATACCGATTGTTGAACCTACAGATATATTTGGGATTGTAGATACAAATACATCAGTTACTATACCAATTGCAGTTATTGCAGGACAATCTGCAATCAACGCAGTTTTTTCAGAAGAAACTCCAATAACATGTTCACCTGTGAGTTTTGCAATAAATGTTGATATACCAGAAATTACTACGGTATCATTATCAGATAAAGTGTGTGGTTGACTGGTATGAACAAATATTTGACCAGACTTATCCCAAATTAATTTTGCATTTTGATAATCTTCTTTTGTTGTTGATAAATTCTCTATAGTTTTTCCAGTTACAGAACTAACAAAGGCACTTAAACCTCCACCATTAGTGCCTGTATTATCAAAATTGATTAAATCACCTACTCTATAATTTTGACCTGCATCATGTATATCAAATGATTTAACTGATCCTTTACTTACAGAATCAACTGTAGCACTCTGCAATACTATCTCATTAGGTTCATTAATAAAATCATTATCTGATCCAGAATCACCTACAGCGTATGGGAGAGTATTTCTAATTAAGTCTGAACTATTAAAATCAAAACTTTGATCTACATTTTGATTTATTAATTTTGATCTATATGTATTACCTATGTAATGTGGAAATACCGAAGTTTGTGTATTTGTATTAATTCCCACAAAATATGCATAAACTCCATTTGGAAACTCTGGAGTTTTTCCATATCTTCCATTATGTTTATCCAAATCACCTGAATTATCAAACTTAAAGTCATCTACAAAAAATCCATTTACAAATCCAGATGGTCTATTAACCACACTTGAAGGTGATAATATGTAACTTGTTGCTAAATTTCTTATCTGTGAATTAGTATTTGTAGGATCATCATATCCATAAGGACCATAAATTGGATTTCCATCGTATGCCCATCCAATAATTGGTGAATGATTTATACTATCATCACCAAAGTCGTTTAGACCAATCGCAGTGGAATATCCAACCATACCATACTGTAATCCATCCTCTGTGCCGATTAAAATCTCATCACCATGTCTTGAGTGGTTATTTAAAGTAAGTTCCCTTACAGACGCTTCTAGAGATGCGTTGGAACCTCTTGAGGTTACCTTGATAGAGGTTGATGTTGCTGTATATCCAATACCAGCATTTAAAACAACAACATCAGTTACTTTTTGATCAACAACAACTGCTCTTAATTTTGCACCAGTTCCTGATCCAATACCTACAACTTCTAAATCTGGTGGTGATACGTATTCACTTCCAGTATTAGTAACTTGAACATTTATTATTTTACCACCATCAATAATTGGTTTAAATTCTGCACGTTTACCAGTTTTTACCGATATATCTGGTTTTTTGTGAAAATTAATTGTATTTGAACCATACCCAGTTCCTGCATCACGTAGATAAACGTCTGAAATAAATCCTTTTACTACAGGAGTTGCAGTAATTACACCAACACCACCAACAATTTCTGCATTTACTGTAACAGAAATCTCTGGATATGCAAAAAACTGCTCACCTACTCCTGTAGAATCTATATCAACGTAATTATTTCTTTCATAATTTGTAGTAATAGTTCCTGCAGCACCTGCATTTGCTAATCTAAATTCATTTTCATTTAATTTTATTACTTGATATTGTATATTTGTATCTAAACCACCAATAATTGTCCCATCAGTGGAGTATGTAATTATTTCACCACTCTTAAAACCATGGTTTTTGAAGAAAATAGTATCATGTGCGGTGCTTATTCCCGTTGGTTGAACAATTAATTTACGATTTTCAAATTCTGTTCCAGCATCAACTACAACTATTTTAGAAATTGTTTTACTTGCCTTCTTAGTTCTGAATTTATGGATACCTGATGTTTCTGCAGTTGTAAAACCAACCGTATTAATACCTGCAGAATAGTCTCCCAGAGTTTCATAAAGATTAATTGTCTTGTTATTTACAACCTCAGCAACATAAACAGAACCATTGTTGAGGGTTAAACCAGTGATTAAATTTATTCCGTCCTGATAAGCAGTTGTGCGAACACCAACTCCTATAGCATTGTTACCATTTCTATTGTATATGATCTCATCACCACTTGAAAGATTATGGTTTTGTGTAAATGATATAGTATCGTTAGTTACATCGACACCACCACCCACGGTTGATTGTCTAGCGTCGAATAGTAATGTTCTATTTCTTTCCTCTAACTGAGCATCTAGCACTGCTCCCGTTGAATTACCTCCTGTGATGGTTACTGATGATACCTTCTTTACATCAAAATCTTGAGGATCAATGTAAACCTCAGTCAATGTGCCTTTCACTACAGGTTGAACTATTGCAGTTGTTAAACCCGCTTCTATTGTTATAGATGGTAGATTAACAACATCAAAGTTAGTTCCACCATTATACACTCTAACGCTTTCTAACGGTCCATAGTAGACTTTATCCTCAGACTTATAGTTTATAACCTCTACACCATTTACAAGCATTCCAAGGGCACCTGGTGTTGTTACAGTGTTTTCTCCTGTTTTTATGTCAGGTGTATATGGAAACTTGCGTAATAACTTCTGAGGATGAATAAATTGAGTTTTTTGAGATACTAAAGTGAACTTATGAAATCCAGATGATACTGGTGCAGAAAAATATTCACGAGTTGGAGTTGTTGCATTATCTGCATCAATTAATGATCTAGATCTATATAACTGAATTTTTTTATTATCTGTTAATACTTTTACAAAATATGAAACACCGTCCTCTAGTCCGACAATAGTATTATTTTCAGCATTGTAAATAACCTCTTCACCAGTATTAAATGGCACATCATTATCAAAAGACAATACGCTATACTTTAATTTGTTTACATCAAATTCCTGTAAATTAGTCTCCACTAAAGAAGTTATAATTGCTTGGTCTAGATTTTTTGTTAATGTGTATGAAGGTAATGAACTTGATGCAACATAAAAATTATTTTCATTTTCAGTGTATAAATTTTGAATATCTGCAGTTAATACATCATTCCCATATAGTAATGGTGCACCACTACTGTTAACTGTCTCTAATTTTCTACGTATTGAATATTCTACATTCGCTGCTGGTGACCCACTTAAACCGTCTAGAGTGACTTGTTTACCGACTATGGTGCGAACTGTAGCGTCTGCAAAAGCAACCGCCTCAGACGCTCCTATGAGCACATCAACAATATCACCCTCTTTTAATGTAGATGGATCGGGTGTTGTTTTTAAATTAAATCCATTATTTGTATTATCCACAAAAAATCTTGAACTTGTATTATAAATCCAAGAATTTGCAAATGTTTGTTTAAATGTTTTATTATTTTCTGGATTTTTTATTTTTTCACCAACATTTTTTACAAATATTTTCTCACCCTCACTTACTGATAATACATCATCAATAGTTTCAACGTCAGATAAGACTCCAGTAATTCTTATTTCTACCTTTTTACTCAAATCCCCGTTTTCATATCCAAAAAATACCTCACTTGTCCTTATAGGTGATTTTATTTCCATAATATTATCAATTCCATCGCATCCCAAGAATTGATTTACTGTTTTTGAAGAATATGTGATAACATTATCACCAGATATTAAAGTGCCCGTTGTTCCAAATCCAACAGTGCTGTCTACAGTGATAACTGATGATCCAATCGAGACAGGATTGATATTTGATGTTTTTGGTTGAATCTCAAATGTCCCTTCTATCAAATCTTTTTCATCAAATCCAACAAACAATCCCATTTTGAAATAAGTGTTTATTCCAGACCTTGTAAAAATATCAACTTCCGAAACTGATCCCTGAGTCGTTAAATCAGATGATTTTTTAATTGTTTGTCCAACAAGATTTTCAGGTGCACCTGATATTGCCTCTGCAACTATTATTTCTCTTCTTTTAAATTGTGCAGATGATGGTTTAGGTAAATATTGTTCTAAATCTATGACTTTTGGAACTTCACCATATAATACTTTAAATAATATCCTAAATGACTCTTCAGTTCCCTTTGCTTCATAAAATGATCTTGCTTCTTTAATAAAATTATTAACATCAAGATCCGAAACAAAATCTAAGTCCTCTAAACCAGGTGTAAGAGTAAATTTTAACTTTTTGTAGAATTCCTTAAGAAAATTGGAACTTAAATTAATAACATCCTTTCCAGCATCATGTTCTGCTTGACTTGTTTCTTCAAAAAGTAACTCCTCTGCGTTTAAATCTGTTCTGTAACTACTAATTCCACTGAAACCACGAATTACACCAGTAAAGGTATTTGTAGTAAGTCCAGTATACGTGCATATTTCATTATCAATCTTAAAAAGACCATACTGATCAGGAAAACCTTTAGTTGAATATACCTGAATACTTTCAGTTGTTGAAGTAATACCAGAATACAGTGTTGTCTTTCCAGTTATAACCTCTGGAGTTAAATTATCTAATTTAATATACTGATCTAAATTATCAGCAAGATCAGTTGCACCAGATTGATGCTCTTGAGAAATATAATATTGTTTTAAGAAGTCAAGCGTCTTTGGACTCTCTCCACGAATGTAGTCAGGGAGTTGATTCGCTAATATCTGCTGAACCTGTACTCGTTTCTCAAAACCAGTTTGTATCATTTCTTAGTATCCGCCTCCAGACGATGGTGTGCCTGACCCAGTGCTTGTTGTAGTTGATGTGGTTGATGTTGTGTCTGTAGAGGGTAATAAAATCGTGGTAGTCGATGATGTATCACCTCTTTTTAGACTTCCATTCAAATAACTTGATGTTGTCTTATATCCGACACCAGATATCTGTTCTCCAGATGAAATTGTATCCTTAACCATATTTATTGTGCTATCAGATACTGAAAAACTCAAATATAAGTCCTTCAAACCGATTACATCATTAGAATCTGGACATGCCTGTATTTCAATAATATTATTTGCTGCGACAGTTGATGTAATATTCAAAGTATTAACTAAGATTTCACCTTTTTCATAGTCAACTGTTCCAGCAGACTTAACAATAACAGTGAATGAATTAGTTTCTGATGATTCTTTAACCACAGAAAGAACACCCATGTTACCAGTTGCATCTGGGACATCTGTAAAATATAAAGTCCCTGTTTGATTCGCTACAGTAAAACCTGTGCTCTTAATATTAAATCCACTTGCGTTTTTCTTGAATTTATTACCATAACATAATTCATACTGTGCAGACTGATTAAGTAAACACTTCATATTACGTCTAATAATCACTCTGGTTATGTTTGATGTGATTGAAATATCAGATCCATCAATAATTTGACCCAATTTACTATATTTGAACCTTCCACCGAACTTATTGATGTTTGAAGCAGAAAATGTGTTTAAGACATTGATTACTTTGCTTTTTATTTCACTCACATTTGATACTTGTGAACTGTTATAGTAAATCGCACTATCAATTTCAACATAAAGCACCTTCAAATCAATAATTTTTTGATTTATACCCGACAAAGAGTAATTTTTCAGTTTTGATTGTATATTTTGCTTATCAAAATCAGAAACATAGTCACCGTTTTTAGGTTTTATGCTTATAAGCACTTGACCAAACTCTGGTGGATCGAGTTCCTCGCCCCCTACAACCGCTACAGACTCAGTATTAGGGTAAATGGACTGAATTATTGCTTCATAGTCTCTGGCGGTCACTGCACGGTATTGTGAGGAGTATATTCTAGGTGCAAAATACTTAATTGAGTCAATACTTTCGATATCACCGCCATTTTGTGCAGATTGATTCGTAGTTATTGTAATATTATTTGTTGGAACAACTGGATTTCCGTCAGAATCCAATACTCTACCATTATAAGTGAAGATTGCTGACCCATTTCCTGCTTTTCCGTCAGTTATGATGTAAGTTGCAGTAATTGTTGACCCATTTTCGAGTTTTTTACCAAAATATCCGTCTCCAAACAACAATTCATACTTTTCATCCTGCACTTCTTGTATTAAATATATTTCTGACGTTGAATCTATGTTTAAAATGTTACTAGACAGTGAATATTCTCTTCCAAGAGTAGTTTCATTCGGTCCTTGCACCTTTACAACAATTGTTGAACTGTCTATGAAGGAATTATTGAGTAAAAATCGTTGATCTAATGATCCATCAACTAAAAATTGCTTACTTAAGTAAGTTCCTTGAAAAACCTCAATATTATTGAAGGTCGCTACACCATTATTCACTGTTGTAGTGATACTAGAAGGTATAGAGAACATGATTGTGTTGCTCTCAGACGCTCCTATACACACTAGACCTGCTGCTAGAGTGAGTGTAGGACTCGTAGATGTAGTACTTATAGAAAAACTTATCTGTGCCTTTGCTGCAGACCGTGAACGGGGCACATATCCAATATTTCTTGCTAGTGAAACTACATTTTCCCTCAAAGTTGCAGAATCTAAGAAAGATTCATTCACAACCATGTTTGAGTTAAACGCAGTTATGTAAGTATTATACGCTAAAGTATCAATTAAGACTGAAAAGTTCGATCCCTCAAAGTCAAAATCCTTAAAATCAGAGTTTGCTCTTAGATAACTCTTTATTTGTGACTTTATTTGGTCAAAATCTAGATTTGTAAACTTAGTAAATGGCATATTATCGAGTTGCTTCTAGTATGAATGAAAATTCTTGAGTTGGTAACTCTTGTCCGACAACATCAAAGAAAATTGTTACGTCAAAATTATTCAAATCATATCTTGGATCAACTCTAACCCTAACATTTGCGACTCTAGGTTCAAAGTTTTCTATAGTTGTAAGAATTTCAGACTCTATGAGAGAGGATGTTCCAAAATCTGCAAGATCAAAAATGCTATCATATACAGATGAACCCAAAATTGGGTTAAAAAATCTTTCACCAGGAATTGTTTGCACTAAATTACGCACAGAACGACGAATTGCATTCGCATTCTTGATAACAGGGAGATCTTTAGTGATTGGATGAGGATCAAAAGACAAACTTATGTCCTTATATGACCTCGAAACCTTGTTCCCGTACATTTAATAAGAGTATACTCACTTTATTTATGTGAGTTGTGTAACACTTATCCCAGTTCTGGTTCAATATTAATCTCTACACTACCTGTAATATCAGTATTTCCAACTCCAACGTCACCAAATGCTCTTTCTTTTGCAGTTTTCCAGAAATAATTCTCTTCATTACCCAATCCATCACGATCATGACCGTTTTCAACCTGATAATACACTGTTGAAACCTTAAAATCAGGCATTTTAGGTGTCTCAGGTGTAATACTGTTGTCGTAAATCCTCATTCTGTTGTTAGGATAGAGACAAAACTGTCCATTATCCAACTCAATCAGGTTATGAGACTTATGTTCAGCAGGTTGTTCACTTGTAGAGTAGTCAATTGCGTCTACATCTTGATGATAATTGTCTAATGTGCAGATATAAGTGCCCGTTTGAGTTCCAAAATCCCTTGTATAGACCTCATAGTGCATCGAACCAATGAATTGTTTCTGCACTGCGACCACTCCGTAGTCCATACAGTTCCAAAACTGCAGATTATGCAGCGTCATATCAGGATCTGGAGTCTCAGGAGACGAGACAAAAGCGGAAATCGGCAACTTATCATAAATCGCAGCATACTCAGGCAGATAAGTCTCAAAATAAAAGGCACGACCAGGTATACTTTTCGCAGAAACCCAGACTCCTTTGGTAAATTCGCCATGACCAGACTTATGATCGGTCAAATATTCTTTTCTCACCCATACTTCATAGGATGGTAAGTTAGTTATTAGTGTGCTCATCGTCTATAGGACCTTTATAATGGAATACTTCAACATATGAATAACATTTAGGACAGGTAAAATTAGAAAAGAAGTCATATTCTGACTCCTCTCCATCATTTAGATCCTCGATGTCGTGATCTGCACCCCAGATCAACTCAGTTCCGCAGTGCCAGCAGTTCACTTGCCCTGCCCTCTACTTCTCTTCTTAGCTTTATTACGAGAGGTAGCGGAGTATTTCGTATGCTGACCTCTTCCTTGTCTTGTTTTCTTGGGTTTCGACTCGATAGTTGAACCCATGTTCCATTTTGCTGCCATCAGTTACAAATTTCAGTAGTTAACGAGAGGGGATTCGGAAATTTTCCCTCATAATATTTTTGTGCTATATCCTCCATCATATCACAATACTCCTCAGTAGTCAAGTTATCACCCAGTATCTCCTGATTATGACGGATGCGGTATCTTTCCTTAGATGATTCTGGTTTTTTCATGCCCCACACGTACTCTTGGATCGCACCATATCTCAAAACCTGCTTCTTTTGCATCTAAACAGAACGAGACATCTTCGCCACACATATCCTGCACTTCACCAGACTCAAAGACTTGCATCTTTGGAGCAAACCAAGGATACTTCATCTCTTCATGTTCAAAGACACCCTTCTTAATTAATAACCAACCAAAACCAGTGTAGTCTACTGTAAAAGGTTTCTTTCTCTTACTCATTGTTTCGAGGGTCTCATGGTTCATCACTCCACCGTTCTTACGGAAGTCATCCTCCTCCATCCAGTGAGCAACTGAACTTGTATTCCCATCTTCTGTGCAATACCATCCAGATGCTAATGGTGTATCCATCAGAACTAACTGATAGAACTTCTCTGTATTAAAAACAATATCAGAATCAATCCATAACTGATAATCATACTTTAACTTTCCATCCCAAGGAACTTGGTCAGCACCTCGTAACACATTTGCACCTAAACACTTGCAACGTGCAAAGTTTACCATACTACTATAGTCTTGAGATATCTGTATCTGTGCTCCTGCCTGTACAATATCAAAACATAATTGTACAAAGTTCTTTAAGAATGTATATGATACTCCTCTACCAGGTAAACAGAAGACAACTGATTTTCCTCGAATCATCTCCCTTGCTTTATCATAGTCCCACTCTGGTTTCGCCTTTGCTTTTTTCGCAACGGGCGATTTTGCTTTGACTGTAAATCCTTTAGCCATAATAATGTGTAATTACAAATTCATTATACCACTTATATAGTGGGTAGTCAATAAGATGATTCTGATAATGTTCCTGTAATTGTAGTGTTATCCGTCTCTATACTTGTATATGTGATATCTTCAGTAAAATATGATCGGTATATACGACTCCATATTATATCAAACTCCGATTCATTTAAATCTTTGAACAGGCATTCCTGCTTAAAGTATATGTGATAGGTTTTACTCTCGTTCATGGATTACAATCTCCTCTCCATCTAGTTTAATGTTTAACTCTGTTCCATCGTACCAGTTCATCTCATTGATGATCCACTCAGGGATTCTGATCAAGTATTCGTGAGTATAATCATCGACCTCTACGGACGAAAAATTTTCAGAGAAATTTTTTTGCATTAAATGAAACCACATCTTGATTTTATATATCAAAAAAATTTTTTAAGTGCCCGTTAATACACTTTCGATCTGGGTCGTTTATAGCTTAATGGTACCTTGCCATTTTAATAAACGGGGGGCGGGGGCGACCCCCCAACCACTGCTGTATTCACGAACGCACGAATGGGTTAGTCCCTGTCTGTATACTCACCCTCAACCACTCTGTTTCCGTTGAGAGCATACCACACCAACTGAGCATGACCATACTGCTGTGCCATGTCGTAGCATACATCATAACCAAAGTCATTTAATACTGGTTCTCTGATGATTGTATTTGGAACTTCTACGAATTTCTGAACGAACATAATTTTGAAATTTGTTTTGTATACACTAATAATAAACGAATAGAGGGTAGATGTCTACCCTCAAATCTTAAGAAAGTATTATTTCTTATAGAACCAGATCTTAAGTGGATCTGCTGAATTAACTAACCTCTGTATATTGTCCTGCTGTAGTTTAAGAACTGGAACGCTAGTCTTATTTGCTTTGCTGATTCCCAACATTGCTTTAATACCATTGTTAGAAGTTAAGCGAAGTCTTAAACCTGTATCTACTGTATAGACTCCCATTCTTAAGACTAACTTACGACTGGTTGAAATCTTATCAGTTGGAACTGCTTCGACTTGGAAACCTTTCTCAATTAACTGAACTGTTCTTAGTCCGTAGGTAGGCATATGATATAAAACACCTGCCTTGCTGTCGTTGATGACTAAATCTAAGTCATTGAATAACTGACCGATAACGAAGTTTTGAAGGTCTGTTGCTCCTATGGTTCTTAAACCCATGTCGCAAACCTTATTGAACTCGTCTCTTACTACGTCAATAGAGTTCTGTTGAAGATCAGTTTTTGAATTTCTGATGACTCGCACCCAAGCATTAAAAGTATCAAAATGACCATATTCTGTTAAGTGTGAAAAGTGAAGTAAGTTTGAAGTGTTAACCCAATCAAAAGAACCTGTATTAAGTCCCTTTTTGTGCTTGATGCTGATGCCCTGCTTACCTGCCTTTGCATCTTCCTTTTGCTTTGTTCCTCCGAAGTGCTTGACTTCCTCTGGATAGATTGCCCACTCATTGAGTAGTTTGATTGAGTCATGCTCGTTTTTGATTCCTGAGTAGTGGACTTGTCCAGTTGTGTTAAACATAGTGATCGACACCTGTGAATGTTTGTATGTTCTTATTATAAACCCTGTTTCCAGAGAATAGGGAAAAGAGTGGACAGTAATTAAACTGTCCACTTTTGGTTGACTTAATACCCTGATGCGTATTTACTGCATGGGTGTGGGTTCTGTGGTGTGCAACCGAATGAACCGAAATACCTATCAAGTGCGGGTAGGTCTAACTCCTCATTAAGTTGGAATCCAACTCCGTAGAAGTCAACTCCTCCAATATGATCCACTCCCCATTCTGAGATCTCTTCAACGAAGGTTTGGAAGTCTTCGCATAACTCTGCAAGGTCTCTGAATTTCTCAACTGTGTTGATTCTTTCAATTAGTCTTGCTGTTTGTGATTTTGGAGAAAGGTTCATTTGAATGATTCCTGTTGATTGAATACAATATAATAATAAAGCATCAAGGGCATTTTGCAACCCTTGAAACCTTAAATGAATGTTAAGCATTTAAACTACCTAATAAAAGAAAGTCGTAGATGTCGTTGCAGATTTCTGAAAGTTGGTCAT